TTGATGAAGAAGTCTACAACGAGGAAGCAGAAGCACCAACTGCTGCTGCAGCACCTCCTATCGTAAGCACTGGTGAAGATGATACGTTATCGTACTTCGCTCAATTAGCACAAGACGACTAAAAAAATAAGACCCCTTCGGGGGTCTTTTTTATTACATGGATACGTCTGTTCTGCTCCTTGCTATTTCGGGTTCTCTTCGCCTTAAAAATTCATAATACGATTCAACAAAATCTTCAATAAATTCTGGACGTATTATTTGTATTTTTTCTTTTTTACTATTCAATTCATCTTCGTATTGATAGTTTGACACAGACACTGTGGGATTAGCAGTAACAGTTGTAGTTCCATTGTAAAATGCTACTTGAAAATCTTGAGGAACTATTTTTCCCGCAGGACATACAACATTACCGTTATCATCTTTAACTTCATACGTTACGTAATGTTTAGTACCCATGGGTTGATCGTATTTTTGCTCCACATATTCTTGTAATTGTTTTGTGGATCTAGGCCATTGGTTGTAGAAATCAACTATATCATTGATTATAAGTATAGTCCAATTGTAAAATGGATTGTTATACATGGTTGTTGCCACATCTTCTGGTCTTTCTCCATTTTTTACAACATATTCATCAAATATAGTTAGATTGCTTTTTTTATCTTGTAGAACTTCGGCACGTTGCCAGATATTTTTGGCTAACAAAAATTTAGGGTCGCTTGATGATGACCCTATATTGTATAACACGTTTGGTAATCCGTTTAACATTAGTATGAAAGTCTAGGAAAGTCTTTTAATTCTTCTGATCTGTGCCAACCAGATATGGGTTTGTAAAGTTCTTTTGTCTTTTCATTGATCTGATTGCCAGTTGTTAGAACTTGTGTATTTGTTTCTTTGTCATAATAACCCGCACTTTGTGCTGCAAGTTCCATATCCATTCGGGTAAGAGCAGTAAGTTCTTTAAATTTTACAGTCACTTGAGTTAAAGGTATACTACCGTCAAATACTGTATTGAAACTACCCATTGGTGTTGTATTGACTTGTAATCCCGTTAAAGCACACAGTTTAGTTTTTGGTAAACTTGGATGTTGAATTATAGAACCAACTTCGATCACATCAGGATTTTTCTCATTTTGAACTGCCTCAACAAATTTTGGAGTAATTACCCACACATCAGGAAATTGTAATAAAACTGCAGAACCTTTTCCAGTTTTAGTAGTTGGGTGCATACCACGTTTAAACCATTCTATAATTGATTCAATTCTAGTGGCTTCAGCTGCATCTCTTGCAGCAAATTCAAAGGTAAACTCAAATTCTCTCATATCCATGGACTGAAACATTTGAATGGCATTCTCATTAGGTGCTAGTCCTGCTAATGAAACAACATTTTTTAAATTACCAATACCAAGTGGACTGTTAACTTTAAATGCATCAAATCCTCTATAAAATCCAGCCTTAGCCTTTTGAAAAAGTTTACCACCATCAGCTGCTTTAGGATCTCTTTTTAGATCATCTGAAGTTTTATTCTTCAGTCCTTTTAGATTCGATCCTGCCATGGAGTTTGCTACAAGATCAGGAACTATATTGAGAAAACCAGATATAAAAGACATACCAATTGCTTTAGTAGCGTTTTCTGCAAGTAAAGCTAAAGTACCCAACTTAAATTTATTATTCCAATCAGCGGTGTATTGATATTGATATTCATTTGGCATTGGTAGCATGCATGAGGATGCACTTAAACCTTTTAATCTTAAACTTTTTCTAAATTCCTTATCTACTGTTAATTGTTCCATCGTCAAGCCATTTCTTTCGCCAGGAACTTGCGTAAATATGTGACTAGTATTTGCTTTTAAATTTTCATCTTGTAATAAAGGTGTTGGTCCTTGAAATGGATCACCCGTTCTTTCTAAGTTTGCAGCTAAATTACCATATGCCTCAAATGGGTTTCTATTTACATTTTCAAGTGTTTTATCTGCATTGTCCGTATATGCTGTTTTTATCGCATCATTAACACCAGTAACTATCTGTCCTAAAAGTCCCTTTTCATTTGCCTTTAATAATCCTAGAGCATCGTTTTGTTTTACTGCAACTGTTTTTAGTGCCTCTTGATACTCAAATCTTTCGATGTGAAGAAAAGATGCAAATGGTATACTACCAATTCCTTCTGGATATTGTAAAGTTGTGATTGCTTGAGACATTATCTATTGCGATGAAATTTTTCTAAGGGTAAAAGACTTAATAGTTGTACCTCACTTTCACTAATTTCAAAAAAGATACTATCAGCTCTCTTAGGTATATAGTAACGTAAAGTGGATCTAGGAAACTTTTTATTATTTATAGCACGTAATCTGGCATTTGACGCACCCATATAGTGCATATTTGCACCAAGTAGATTATTTTTCTTAAATTCTATCGCATATATTAATGGATATTCGTCCCACTCTATAAGTTGGTCTCTAAATTTTGGATCATATTCAAATATATACCACTTATCTGTTGATGGTGTATCTGTTGCATCGTCTAGTAGTATATTAAATATTTCTTCTCTCAGTTTGGAAGAGGTTATCTGACTTCCTTTTAACTCAGCTATAAGACTATCAAACCTTGAGCTCTCTCTCGGTAAGGAGTTTGAATTCCCAGAGTCTGTCGTTGCAATAGTCATTTGCTGCTTTCCATTTTGCTTGGTTTGTTGCGTAAGTAAAGACTTCGTTTAAGTATTTTTTTGTCTTACGCTTCTGAGGTTTAGGACCTTCGACCTGTCTTTTAGGTTTAACCTCTATGAGATATGATTTTATAGTTCCGTCTGCTTCTTTAACCTTTACCCAGAAATCTGGAAAATACCTACGCCACTTTTTTTGTACTGGATCATAGTATGGAATAGCGATCTCTTCCGACCACCATTGTAGAACTCTAGGAGTTTTATCACACCAATCCATGAACTTTCGTTCCCATAAGGAACGGTATACTACACCTGTAGGATCACCTTTATATTTTTTATAGTTTTTTACTCTGTATTTTCCTTTATAACTAGGCATAAATAAAGATATGGTCATATCATAACTAATATTTATGGCAACAACTACAACACCTACTGGCATAGCGTCTTTTATACAGACACTTAAGAAAACAGGTGGTATTTCTGCATCTAACTTATATTCTTTTGATTTTGCTCCACTTGTTGATGGTGGTCTCAACAAATTCATAAAAGATAACACTGGAACAGATTTGAATTCTACCATGCTACAATTAGTGTGTAATGAAATTCAACTTCCTGGCGTTACGTATTCAGCAACTGACGTAAAATCAGTAAACAAAGGAATTACACAGAAAATAGCTGGATCTAAGGTGTATAATGAATTAGATATTAGTTTTTATATGGATGCAAATTCTACAGCTTTACAAATATTTCGAGCGTGGCAAGATTTTATAACTGGGAGTAGACCAGTTAAGGGAACCAGTTCACTTTATGGTGAGAAAATTTTTCAAGAAACAAAATTCCCAGTATTCGTTCAACAATATTATCATAATTACGCTTGTGAACTTACTATAAACAAATTAGAAAAGTATACTTCTGGAAATATTCCAACTCCAGCTGTGCCAAAAGAGGGTCAAAAACCTCAAGATGTTGTGGCAAAACCTCCCAAACTTGCAAACTCTTGGAGAGCACGACTATATAAAGCATACCCATATACTGTGTCATCTGTACCTTACTCAGCTGCAGCAGCACAACTTGTGAAAGTCAGTGTTGGATTCTACTACGAGTATAGTCATTTAAGATTACCAGAGACACTTAAAAATCCTATCTAAATTATAACTTATTATGCCATTACCTGAAATTGTTACGCCAACGTATACGTTGACGGTGCCTTCTACAAAAAAGAAAGTGAAATACCGTCCTTTCTTAGTCAAGGAACAAAAAGTGCTAATCATCGCACTAGAAAACGCTGATCAAGAACAGATACTTAATGCTATCACGACTGTATTAAAGAATTGTATCATAACAAAGATGTCTTTTGATGATCTTGCTCTATTTGATATAGAATATCTATTTTTACAGATACGTGCTAGATCAATTAGTGAAGAGATCCAATTAAAAGTTACATGTCCTGATGACGAGGAAACTGAGGTCAATGTATCATTCATGGTTGATGATGTCAAGGTAGATTTTCCTAAAGGACACACTAATATTATTAAATTAAGTGATGATATTACTGTTGAGATGAGATATCCAGACCTTGATTACTTTGCAACTGTTAATTTTGCATTAAAAAAGGTTGATCCTTATGATCTTATTGCCAAGTCTATTAAAAGAGTGTATGTTGGAGAAGATGATTCTGGAAAATTTACTTATGAAGAAGCAAGAGAGTGGGTAGAGACTCTTACTAACGCTCAGTTTCAAGAAATACAGAAATTTTTCAACACCATGCCAAGTTTAAAACATGAGTTAAAGGTAAAAAACCCTAAAACGAAGGTAGAAAATAAAATTGTGTTACAAGGATTAGCAGCTTTTTTCGCATAGCCCTCTTTGAAGAGGGCTTGATGAAATTCTATCAAACCAATTTTTCTCTCGTTCAACACCATAAATATAGCTTGACAGATATTGAAAATATGATCCCTTGGGAAAGGGAAGTATATGTGAGTTTACTATCTACTCATTTACAAAAAGAGAGAGATAGAATAGAAGAAGAACGTCGCAAACGCTAATGGATTTTGAAGACACAAAACATTTTACCAAAGTCACAGACTCTTTTGACTCTGCGGTAAGATCTTTTGTCGATTTAGACTTAGAGTATTTTGAATATTTAAGAAACAGAGATAGATTTTACGTAGGAATAGAGGATACAACATATAATCAAACAATTTATAATAGGAAGAAAAAACTAAAACCAAAACCAGAAGTTGCTGATAACTTTAATATTCCATCTTTTCCAAGACCAAAACCTCCAAAAGATCCTGTAAGAATTCCTATTCCTACTTTTGATCCTGTTCAGATTCAGCAATTGATTAATATATTGTTGGGTTTGGGTATCACTTGGGAAGTAATTCAACAAATTTTAGGAGGTTTGTTAGGAGGACAAGGTGTTGTTCAGAATCCCCTTGGAGGTGTCAATCCACCAGTTCTTGCCACTGAAATAGGAGACGCAAGAGAAACAACAATTGATTTTGAACCCGCACCCATTGGAGAGATAGCTACTGCTACAAACACAATAACTGAAACACAAATTCAAAATCTATCTTTTCAAGAACTTCTCAAATTAGCTCAAGCTAATCTAAATGACCCAGTATTGTGGGCTATAGTAATAGGATCGGGTTTAACAGCGATGTTAGACTCTCCTGCTCCAGGTCCTTTCGACTTTCTTGCAGGTACGGGAGGATCCGCACTACTAGTATCAAGACTACTTTTCCTATTAAGGAAGGGGAGATTAATTGTTCCTGCGATGAAACTAGCTTTTGCTCAGGGTGGTTACGTTCAAAACACTCAAACGGTATTGGTAGGTGAAGGTGGAGAGACAGAATTTATCATCCCCGCATCTAAGTTTGGTAGAGCGATAGAAGCAGTATATAGAGAAGGTGCATCTGTAATGATTGCAGCTTCGGTTGGATTCCTCAATTTACTACCAAGTTCATCAACAAAAACAAGTGTTCTTAACGAAGCAAATAGATTAAAACAAATATTTGGTCTTACTAGTGTAAAACTTTCAAATGGTGGATTTAGTTTAGGTCAACCTCTGAAACCATTTTCATCTAGTGAAACAGGTAGCAATACTCTGTTGACTAGTTTTAACAGTACAATTTCTAGTGAGTTAAGTAGTGTAACCACAGACACCAACGAAACTTTAGAAAATCCTGTTGAGAGGGCATTTACAAATTCTATCGGTACAGCAAAGCAAATTTTTATAAAAGGTGCTAAACTTTTGGGTATAAAGGATCTGGAGAAGACCATAGTGAACAACATACCTATGAAAGGACTTGCTGCGGGATTGATAATTGCGGGTCAGAGAGTTTTGACTGGTGATCTTTCTGGTGCAGGGTTGGAACTGTTATCTGGTATGTCAAGCATGTTTAGAGGTGGAGGTGGTGATTTGACTACTGCACTCGATACGACTGTTGCTGCTAAAAATTTAGATCTTATGAATGGTAGTGCAATATTTGCATCTGATACTGTATCACCCACTACGATGTTGGATATTAATGGAAATCCAATTATCCTAAACCCATCTACTATGTCAGCATGGCAAAAAGCAGTGGCAGCTGCAGCAGCAGATGGTGTTGACCTACCAAGTGCAGTTACATCATCATATAGAACGCCAGAAAAACAACAAGAATTAATAAACAGAAACAAAGCAGGAGATTCTAACGTATATACTCCTGCTGCAGTTCATCTGTCTCCACACGTACAAGGTTGGGCGGTAGATATTAACTACTATGATCCTGCTAATGAATGGATGAGGAGAAACGGACATAAATTTGGATTCAAATGGGCGGGAGATCAAGATCCAGTTCACTTTGATTTTTGGAATAATGAACCAAATGATAAGTGGTTGCAACCTGGCAATCGCGATTGGATACCTGGCGATAACACTCAAGCTATTAAGAAAACCACTAGTGTATTGGCAGACAGTAGTATTAGTCCTGTATTTTCTGGTGATAAGAACATGGTAAACAATATGCCTGTCACGCAAAGTGGTAAATCTTCTACAGGAAGTGAAAATGTAGTCCCAATTATTTTCCCCATTCCTATAGTAAAGACCGTTACTGTTCCCTTTGAGGTCGAAAAGGATCGTGAGATTTCAAATCATATTGTAATTGAACCCTTTTCAAAAGGTTCTAGAGAGGTAGTTGGGTGATGGAAGAGAGTTTAGATCACGGTTATCTGTATGAGTCTTTAGGGGGTCTATCTGACTTTTTAGAGGACAGAACTGCTCTAATGCGAGCGATGTACTCAGAAGATGTACGTCGAGATTTTTTATTACGTGAGAAACTACAATCGTTAGATGAAGTTGGAGGTCCTACAGTCCAACCTGTAAAATCTCCATATTTTGATTTGAGTCCTCTGAATGATATGTTCCCAAATAAAAGGCAACCAGAGGTTATAAAAAATTATAGGTACGAAACTCCAGAACCACAGACTCCAACAGAGTCAAACAATGAAAAACCTAATTATAGTGTGCCAAAGTTTGCTGAAGGGGGACTTATACCTGGTATGTCAAGCATGGTTCAAGATCGACCTGAGAGTATGGGACTTGATAAGGTTGGATTGGATGATGGTATAGAAAAAAATATAGCACAAAGTATCGAGTCGGACTTTAAGATAGATGACACTCTAAAGAAAGCATTCGGTCAGTCTCTTGGATTGCCAGTAAAAGCAGCTGCTGTTGCATTGGTTGACTTAATGAGTAAGTTGCAACCTTCTAGTAAAGAATCATCAGAAGTAATACGAGAAAATATAGAATCAATTACATCAGCATTTAAACTTGCAACTACTACAAATAGATTAGAGGCAAGTGATACTGAAACAAGCACTTATACTTCATCAAACTTTTTAGAATCAATAATTTCTACAATCTCAAATGCCCTTAATTTCTCAGGTGGTGACACTTTAGAAACTGATATTACAAATACTAACAACATTGGACTTGTAGGGGATGGTGGTTCTAGAGGATATCAACAACCCGCTCCTTATACAGGGACAGCTGATGGTATAGGTCTTGGAGGAAATGTTAGAGGAAGTGCGTTTAATAATACTAATAATAACTCATCATATTTTGTAAATTCTAATGTTAATTCTACACTCATGGGTAGCAACACCACAAACAACATGAGTTTAGATGGGAATCAGTTTAATAATTTTTTAAATTTAGGAACTGAAATATTCAATGGAGGTGATTTGGGATTTGAATTTGACTCAAACATGTTGAGTGAAATTTACAGTGGTATCAATTCATATGAAAATACTATGAATCTTTCTGAATTAACTAATTCTGTCATACAAGAGAACAGAGTTTTTTCACAAGAACTAACTGATGTAAGTCTTGCAGCTGCAAGAGCAGAGAGTGGCAATACATTAAGCAAGGGTATGATAAATAATACACCCGTAGAGGGAACATCCATAGCAAAACCAGATATTAAACAGTCAGTTTACATATCATTATACAATAAAACGTCTCAATTCTAATGAAATTACAGAATAATTTTTTAATAGAACGTTTTGTTATTACTGTTAATGGTGAAGCATACGCATTTGGACTCAATCAGGTTCTTTATGTTAGATATCTAGAAGATATAGAGTCTGCATCTATACTGATGGAAGTTCAATTGACTGATACTGCGTCGGGAATATTGTCAAAGTTAACGGGTCTAGAATCTGTTTTCATAGAGCTTTTTGATGGAGCAAGAGCAAAAATTGGTGGATTTTTTACAATTTATAATATACAGGATCGTGTTAATGATGGTGTAACTTCAAAAGCAACCTTGATGCTCTGTACTCCAGACTTTATTAACAATGCAGCCATGAAAATTTCTAGAAAATTTGGCGATAAAAAAATACATGAAATAGTGGTTGATGACATTTTAAAAAATATTATGGGAACTGTAGTTCCTGTTAATATAGTAGAACCAACTCTTAACAAATACTCATTTGTGTCTCCCTTTTGGTGTCCTTTTACTATCATATCATGGTTAGCTGGTAAATCCATAGCAGCAAAAGGAAGTGGTGCATCCGCAAGTGCAGGATATGCTTTTTTTCAAAATAGAAGAGGATATAATTTTAAGTCATATGATTCATTTACAAAGGATCCAGTTACTAAAAGAATTATTGTTAATAATCTAGTTGGAGAACTAAAAGAAGATGATGAACTGGACGTTTTATCTGTAAAGAAAATGAGAGTAGTCTCAAATGTTGATGTTTTGAAAGGATTAAATATTGGTTCTTATGCTAGTAATGTAATGACTGTCGATCTTTATGATATGAAATTTACAGAAACTAAGTTTGACATCAATAAATATTACGAGGACGTTCCACGTTTAAATAAGAGTCGGAAACCATTGTACTTCAAAGATTTTAGCAAAGATACTGCTCCAACACGTATCATGTCAAAGATCGTTGACACTGCTTTGTTTTCAACAGGAACTCACACAGAAGGTATAACAAAACAATTATCACAATCAGCACTTAGGGAAAAATTATTTTACAATAAAATTGTTGAAGTAGAATTTATAGGATATTTTGACTTAACAGTAGGTGATGTGGTACAATTAGATGTATATAAAGGTAGAGAACAAAAACCCGACTCTCAAAACAGTGGTAAATACGTTATATCAAGAGTTGATAGAACTTTTTTTAGTAGCAATGATACGATGGGTACAAAACTCACTCTAACAACTGACAGTCCTGGTGCATAATCATGTATGAAGCAACCGCTAATTTTATAGGTAAAGATGGGTTCAACTGGTGGATTGGACAGGTAGAGAATAATGGAATAGGGTCTTATGATATTGAGACTAAAGAATTTGTTGAGGGAGATTACGACTGGTCTAATAAGGTAAAGGTCAGAATTGTTGGTTATCATGCTAGAAGTAGGGTTGATTTACCTACAGAAGAGTTGCCTTGGGCACAAGTTATCATGCCCCCAATATACGCACAAAGATCTGGTATTGGATCCATCCATCAGTTACAAGTTAATACTTGGGTAATAGGATTTTTTATGGATGGTGCTGCAGCACAGATACCTATTGTCATGGGAGCTTTGACTGATGAAAATCCATTAGAACCATATGGGGTAGACGTAGGAAGCGAGGAAGGATTCGCACAGCTTGCAGCAAAAGAATATGATGAATTGCACCATGTTTCTACAGGAAGTGGAATACCTAACTCAGGATCTACTGTTGAGGTTAATGAAGAGACGGGTCACGATCAAAAAGTAAGCAACAACAATACTTTTGAACTTATTAGAGAGGACACCAAGAGTGATAATAATAAATCTCGTCAGAATTTTATAAACGAATCCGAAGCTGGTGAACTTGCAAGTGAATCTTTAAAAGTATCAGTTATCGTAGCAAACGGTAAATGTGGATCCGAAAGTTCTACAAAACTTAAAGGTCCTATAGCAGAGTTCATGAAATTTGCTAGAGGTGTAGAGAAGAATGATATAGATGAGTTCATAGACAAGATTACTGGTGATGTTGTTGACATGGACAAGGCAATCAACAAGACTGCTAATAGGATAACAAAGAAACTTAGCGGGTTGACTGCCAATATCAAGGGAGTTGTTATGTCAGAGACTAACAAACTCATACAGGACAATCTTGACAAACTTAATATACCAAATCCAGATCTAGATGACAAAGTTAAAAAAGAATTGAAAGGTGTAGGTGATTTAGTATCATGTCTTTTCAAAGATTTGCTTGGTGATCTTGGTAATTTTATAAAGGGATTGTTGGGTGATTTAGTTGAAAATTTATTAGACGCTGCTTTATGCATGATACAAGATATTCTTGGTGAAATAATGAAGGAGATAATGAGTAAAGTCAACGCTGCTTTGGGTATATTAAAAGGTATAACTGGTGCTATCAAAGGTGCTAGAGATCAAATACAAGGAATACTTAGTAAAATTGGTGATTTGTTAGATTTATTTTGTGATGGTGCATTATCATGTGCTATTGGTGCATCTTCATTTGACACTGGAGTTGGTGCTAGGAAAGAAGGTAATGAAGAGAAACAAGATCAAATCAATCAATATGCATTCCAACCACCTAATCTTGGAACTGTAATTGGTAATGGTAAACCTAAGAATGGATTTGTTCCATTTGTAGGTCCTAATGGTGTACAGAAAGTTTTTGACACTACAACTGGAGCTTTGGTAGATTTAGATAGCGATGCGGGAATAGCATCTGGATTAACATCTAAAGATTTTGATACACGAGGACCTTTAGAAAAGTTTGAGGATATTACTTTTTATGATTCAGATGGTAACGCTGCAAGTGAAGCACTTAACTGTTCTTCTGCTAATAGGAATTTAAAACCATGTTTCCCAGAATTAATTTGGAAGAACTTAAAGTCTACAACTCCAGTTAAAGCAATAGCAATTGTGGATGATATAGGACAAATGCTTGGTGTATTGATGAGAAAGAAAGGAAAGTCAGTAAATAGACAAGCACAACTTAAAGCACAGTTTACATGTAACAAACCAGAAGGTAGTGGAGCAACATTTAGACCGAATATTGTTGATGGTAAAGTAGACTCGGTTGAGGTTCTTACTACTGGTATTGGGTATGGATTTGATCCTGCAGATATATTCTGCCCCAAAGAACAATATGCGGTTAGAGTTTCTAAGGTTGGATTAAAGGGACATGTAAGTGATGGCGATTATATCATGATGGATGATGATAGATCTGATGATATTTTGCAAGTGGTTGATGTTGATTGGGATGAAGATCATATGTTATTTGCAACGGTAGACCCATCTGAAAATTCTAAAATAGAAGTAGGTATAAAATTAAAAACAAAGTCAGGGCATAAATTTGTATTGAATTTCAATAAAAAGTTTCCACACCTCGTCATACCAACAGATGCAAAGGCAATATACGCTAAGTGTGGAGATTTAATACCAAGAGTAAACAAAATTAAGAACGTTAATGTTGGATCTGGATATGAAAATCCAATAATAACTATTGGTAGAGGTAAGAAGAAAAAACAAATTGGAACATACACTGTAGATTCTAAGGGTAGACTAGTAGAACCTAAACTTACAGAAACAGTTCTTGGATTTGTAAAACCAAGGGTAGAAGATGCCAAAGGAAGTGGAGGAAAAATTTCTGTAATATACGAATTCTCAGGACCTAGAGAATTGAGAGAGAGTAACATATTACCTCTTACCCGATATATTGACTGTGTGGGTCATCCTATGCTGAAGAAAAAAGCAGAAGATGAAACCACAGAACTAGTAGATTCTGGCATAAACTTAGTGGAAGATACTGGTACTATTGACCTTCAAGAACCAACAACTGTGACACCTTCAACACCAACTGTATCTCCTCCAGTATCAACTCCTATCAATGAGGAACCACAACAGCAACAAAATACACAACAGAATCAACAAACACAACAACAAGATAATAACCAACAGAACCAAGGTGGTTATGGGGGTGGATACTAATGGCAGATCATACATTTAAAGATAGAAAAAGTACATTTGCAAAAAAGAAAGCAGAACTTATAGAAAATGATAGGAAACTACGTGAGTTACAAGCACAAATTGCAGCTGGAAATGACCCCAGAATAGTTGTTAATAATCTTCCCATTTCGGGCAGTATCAGTTCAACTCGTACACTTTCTGATGGAACTTCCTCCACCGTAACTATAAGTTCTGATGGAACTGCTACTCTTAATAACGAACAGAAAAATAATCTTGAAAGAGCAAGTAACGATCCTTCTTTGATTGAAGGGTTACTTGAAGAAAATAAGAACGAACTTGATCGTGTAAATAAAAAACTTTCACAGGAAGATGGTACTTTTGATTTTAACAAGACTAAACCATTTGAAGGTGGAACTATTCAACCAAGTGAAGCACCAGAAAATAAAGTTAAATATCCATACAACTGGACTCAGGTAACTTCAGCGGGTCACAAACTTGAATTTAACAACACAGAAGAATCAGAAAGGATAAGAATCCTTAACAAAAACGGTAATCTCATTCAAATGGATGAGAAGAATGACACTTATCTAAAGTCTAAAAATGATACATATATTCTATCGGATCATAATTTAGTAATCCAAATTGGTTCAGAAGTAGGTAATGGTGATGAAGGAGATCCCGATAGATTAGTTTTACATGTCATCGGTAACGTCCATATGTACGTTGAAGGTGATATGCATACGGAGGTTGAGGGTAATAGGTATGATACTGTCAATGGTAATTGGCAGCAAACGTGCGGTGGAGTTATGACAACTCGTGCCGAAGAAAACTTGGCTATCACAAGTAAGAATACTATGAGGTTGACATCAAACTCATATATTAATAAAACAACATTCTTACTTAATGACTTGAGTGAAGGCGGTTCTGTTAAAGAAAACGTCAAAGGTAATTATGAAGTTAAGATTCAAAAACCAACAGCTACATTCTCAGTAAAGAGTGATGGAGATGTACGTATCCAATCAAATATGTGCCGATACGATTTTATTGGTCGTAATTATATGACCGAAGTACGAGGGAAGGTTAGCACACAAGTCGAGGGTAATGACCTTGAGTGTATTAACGGTGGAGCATTTGAGGGTATGGTAAATATTGCACCCTTCCCAAATTCCAGTTATGATATAACTGTAACAGGCAATACATCATTGTCGAACACAGGCAACTATAATATATCAGCGGGTGGCAATGTCAACATTGCAGGAACCGAGATATACTTGAATTGATTGTAGATTTCAATTAACACACATGACACAACACCATATGTCAGTAACCAAGCAAGAAGCAGAATTTCTTAAGAGCATTCTTGCAAAGCATTTAGACGATTACGTCGAAGAACTGGTAAGAGAAGATAAGACAGAACATGCCATGCAGCATATGCAGGAGAATAGACAGGCAGGACTAGACCTTATAAGTAAGGTAGAAGAAACGATCAGACGAGCAGCGAGGGCGGGTAACGAGACCTACTTTACAAACTCCTGACCGTGTGCTATACTATTTCTATCCAAGCATCTTATTAATGTTTTACAACGAAGAAGAGACACTCGAA